AAATGGACCTACTTCTTTGAACTGTATCTTACCTTGTAATTTCTTGTAATTTTCAGAAACAAGTTTAACAGGTCTCTTAGAACCTCTAACAGTAGTAACTACACCCTCAACAGTTAATTTATTACCCCTAATAGAACCTTTGGTAAATCTAACATTTCTTATATTAGAATAGTTCTCTTTTGCAAATGTATTAAAAAGTCTATTAAGTGCTGATTCATCAAACATTATAGACTTTGTACCAGGTCTCTTAGAAATAGCTTTACGTTCCATAACTTTACGTCTATTAAGAGCATATGATTTGTTAGACTCTTTTCTCATAGGTCTTTTAACAGATTTATTTCTTAACATAGATTCTTTTCTTCCACGAGAAATAGCTCTGCGTGTGGATTCTTTCTTAGATTTAGGTTTACAACCTTCATCAACATCTATATCTTCTTCCTCTTCAACATCTACATCAAAGTCTTCTGTGTCATCAAATTCATCATCAACATCAGTATCAACATCAGTATCAGTATCAACATCGGCATCAGTAGCAGGTACAATTTCACCTACAACAATCTGAGCACCGTCTTCTCCACATACTGGACATACACCATCTGCAACAACAGTTTCAGTTTCACCGTCAACATCTTCCTCAATTGTGTCGGCACAATCACATACATAATTTGCACCACATACAGAACATTTGCAAATTGTATCACCTACAAGCTCTTCTGCCGCCGCAGCTGCATCTTCCTCATTAGTAGGTACTTCTTCCATTTCAGGGTCAATAACTACAACTACATCGTCTTCTGGTGTAAATTCAAAGTCATCAGAATCAGCTTCTTTCATAAATTTAAGAGATTCAACTCTAATTCTTGATGTGTCGAATTTAGGAACACGCTTAACAGATTCTTTTTTGAGCGTTTTCTTTGTTCTACGACTAACAGATTCCTTTACAGTATCTTTGTTATAAAGATTTTTAAGTGCCATATTAGTCATTTCAAATACATTAACTTCATTTGCCATAAAATAACAACTCCTTAAAATTAATTTATTATTTTTTTTTGATTTATATAAATATTTAACGACTTAATCAATTGGATAATTAACATCACAATTAGTCATTAAATGTGTTCGTATATCTACTATTTCTTGATTAGCTTCTGCAATTAATGTATCACCATCTAAATCATATTGAGCACCATTTAATTTATATTTTCCACGCACTCTACCTAATGCTTGTTTAGTATAAGCAATTGCTAATCTTAATAATATATCTGTCCAATAAGGGTCTTTTATTTCAGATACATCAGTATAATCTTTAGTATATTGTATGGTAAGTGCAGGTGGAAATGGTGGGTTGGTGCTTATATATAATGTTTTGTTAGAAGGATTCCACATGAAATCTAAATCAGTAGAAATAGTATTTCTTTGCTGTAAAATTAACATTCTATTAGCATAATTTTCAATATTATTCATATTATAATAACTACTTGCTAATGAAAATACATCTGCATCTTGCATAAATGTTCCATATGTAGGTTCACTTCTCATAACATTTATAACTGAATAAACATTATATGAAGATAAATCTATTGCAGTACCGGTATATGGCAAAGTAATAAGATACGGAGTGGAAATATAACGTTTTAGTTCTCTAAATGCTCTATTTACATAAGAACTAATATATTGTTTTACCTCTATCTCTACAATTGGAGCGCCTAAACTATTTTCAATTTCAGTTTTATATTCTTCCATTGTCATAGTTAGTACACCACCTTAATCATCTCTTATTTAATGCTTCTTGTATTATTTCTATCATTACAGCTTTTTTACATTGCTTAGGTAACTCAATATTATACTTTTCTGATAATATTTTTAAATCTTTTACTGATAATTCACCTAATGCAATATTAAAATCTTCATCAGCTTTTACATATGCTTTATCTAAAACATTAATAGTATCTGGTTCAATTTCTATATTATTGCTGTTATTAACACTTACAGATATAGGCTCTTTATTAATAGTAGAATCATTAATATTAGATACAGGTTCAATAACAGGCTTATCTATAATTTTAGAATTAGTTTCTGTTGTAGTTGTATTTGTAGTTGTATTTGATTTAAAATCACTTATTATCTGTTTCTGTTTATTAGCAACCGTTTTGGGTAAACTTGCTACAAGTTTATTAAGGTCTTGTATTCTATCAGAAACAATAAATCTTGTATCTGTACAATTTTTCCAGAAATTAATTTCAGGATTAAAATTGGTTTCTAAAATATATGGACTGTAAGCATTAATAGCAACAATATCACCGTTAGACTTACGAATTTTTTGTGTCTTATCAGTCCGATTAATAATAATTATTCTCATAATCGTTTAAACCTCCATTTAGAGAATTGTTAATTAACAATTAAATGTTATGTACAGTAAAGACATAGTATTGGAGGCTAACTATATCTTTACCATACAATAACATAAATTATATTATAAGTTCTTTAATAAGAATTTATAAACCTAAATAATTTAATTAACCTTCGCCACCATCTGTGCCACCATCTGAAGCATTAGGGTCTTTAACTTCAATTGTACAGTTATCTATCTGTAACTGATTATAGTATGCAGCTTCCTCATTTGTTCTTGTCGTAAATTCAAGTGTATCACCAGGAGCTATTTCATATTTAAAATAAGACTTAAATGCAGGTACAGATGCTGTCGTAGCAGGTATAGTTTCACTACCAAGTGCTGTAGGAATAAGTGTAGGGGAAATAAAACCTACTTCCTCAAAATTAAGAGTTTTAGTAGTAGAATTATTAGTAATGCTTACAAGCATACCTGTTGTAGGAATTGTAAATGTCATAATTCTATTCGTCCTTTCTATAAAGTATTAGTTTAATAAATTTATGTAAGTGCTATTACATAAATTTATAATAGCACTTACATTATTATTTTTTAAAACAATTAGTCTGTGATTCTACCTCTGAGGTACATCTTATTATTAACCATCTTAGTACCATAAGATGTAGCATAACCTTGCTGCCCTCTGTAATCAGCAGGCATTAATAAATCTGTCGTGAGAATGGGCATCGGTATGTTACGTTTTATATCATTCAAATTTAATTGTATTAAGTTTATCGAGTTCATTTTCTGTAATGAACATATAATTATAACCTTTATTTATACAAGATAATCTTTTAGCAATTACCATTTCATTATTACATAAATTAAGTGGTTTTACTTCTAATATCAAATTAGTTTTCTTTATATAAAAATCTGGATAGTATAATTTTTCCTTATTATTGAACATATACTTAATAGCAAAGGGTTCATATTCAAACTCTATGTTATTTTCATATAAAAAAGTAGCTAATTTAACTTCCCAAGTAGAACGCATACTATATTCAATATTATTTAGTGTTATGTTATAACGTTTTTTACCAGCTTTATCCATAATAATTTTAGTAAGTCCATTTTTATGTTGTTCCTTTGCTTTGTCTGATTGAAGCTTTCTATAATCTTCATTCTGCCAAAGTTTTTTAACCCTTATGGACATTTTTTCATTACTATGATTTTTTATTCTGGTTAATTTCGTTTTTTCTGCAATTTCATCATAATTTCTATTTTGAGAACGTTTTTTATAAACATCATCATAGTAATTAGGATTTTCTTTTAGATTATCTCTATAAGTTTCTATACCTAATTGCTGTGCTCTTGCACATCTTTCACTTATTTCATCTATCCATAATTTAGTGTCAGGATATTTTGCTAAAAAATCTTCCTTAGTTAAATTATGTTTCCAGGTCAAATGATGTGTTAATTGTTTAATATTATATTGTCCACATATAGGACATTCTAACAATTTCTCATCTTTATCTGGCTTATAAATAGATTTATAAGTTAGGGTATTTATATTATGTTCTTTACTTAAATGAATTGCAAATTTTTGTCTATTTGGAATATCGCAGTTACAAATTAAACACTTCATAATATCTACATTACACAATTAAATTCGTCAATATAAAATTGCTTACTCTTTCGAGCTTTAATATTATTTTTTTTCTAATAATATTAATTGATTACTTTTCGTAGTAATTAAGCCCAGACTATATCATAAACTATATACACTATATTATAGGTCGCTACTCCTATAATTTTAAAACACATATATAGCCCATTTGCACTTCGTATTCATTTGAATACTACTTCGCACCACCGAATAGTCGTTGCACCTTATTCCTATTATTTAGGAATCTTGGCTCAGTGGTTTCCCATTGTTACATACTTAACCTTGTTACCATACACGAGTAATTATTTCGTCCATTAATACATTACTGTATTAATTTGGTAGTTAAGTCTTTAGGGATTTCCCTGAGTTCACAAATGTCACTTCAATTATATATCACTATATAAAGGTACCTACTATATTAATCAACAATTCTACCTCTTAAATACATCCTATTGTTTACCATTTTCTTACCATAAGATGTAGCGTAGCCCTGCTGACCACGATAATCAGCTGGCATAAGTAAATCTGTTGTTAATATAGGTTGATACGGTGCATATACATAACCTGTTTCAAGGAAGTTTGTACCCTTATAACCCATTACAAAATCATTTGCAGGCATCTGAGGTACAACATAGCACTTATAAGTACCACCAAGCGTACCTATATAGTGAGGACCAACGCCAACCTTAGCACCAGAAGCATCAAAGTTTCTCATACAAGTAAGTACAGAAGAAACATTTAAGCCACATACTATGAAGTTAGGCTGTACTCTCTGAGTTGCACCAAAGATTACATTAGCACCCTCAGTAAGTCTTACCCAGAAACTATCATAGTGGTCAACAATATTAACACCTATAGGAGCTGTCTTGGACCAAGTAACCATTGCACCAGCTGCAGCCTTCTTAGCTAAATCTAAAACTATCTCCGTATCTATTTCATGTGCGATTTCACCTGCTGCCTGTACAGAAATTACATCGTTAATGTCTTTACCATACTGCTTTTTCAGGTCATAAGCTGCATCAAAGCCCCAATAAGCTGCAAGTTTTCTGGACTTTGCATAAATCGGAATCTGTGCAAGGCTCATTGTCATCTCAGGAATAACATTATGATAAGGTTCAGTCTTCATATCATTGAACGGAACTGTTTCGTTATCATAATCATAAGACATTATAGTATCACCAGTAGGCTGAGCACCACTTACTTCAATATTAATTGCACCAGTAGCATAGTTAAGTGTACCAGTTACATTAGGGTCTGTAGCAGAAATAAGTGTTACAACACCATTATTAACTGTTGCACTCTCTGTAACAATTGTACCATTATCAAGTGTAGCTGTAAATGTTCCTGGAATTACAGGAGTAAAATCTAAGTTAGCATTAGCGCCAGCGTAAACTTCCTCTGATACTGTTCTTGCTGTATATGTAGGGTCACTATAACCAGTATACAGAGAAGTATTAAATGTAGTACCAGCAGCAGTAGCACCCTTAGTTGTACCATAATGATACTGAAGATAAGATATAATACCTGCTTTAGAATCCATAGCCTGTGTAGATACAATCTCACTTGAAATAAGATTAGGAACAACTGCTGTAATCATATCTAAGAAAAATGTCTTAGAAGGTATATTCTGTGAGTTAGTAGCTTCAAGTAAGCTATTTGTATTTTCAAGAATTGTAGCAAGTGCAGCTTTCTTTTCAATACCAAAATTGCCACCAGTTTTCTTCTGTACGCTTTCAGCGAGCTTTAAATATTTAGAATACTTAGTATAAACTGAATTGTTTACCTTATTCTTAATAATTTGCTCTGACATAAATTGTGTATTCATTGCCATAGTAAAAAATTCCTTTCCATAATATATTTTTATATTTTATTTTAATTAATAATTAATTATAAACTATTCTGAACAGCAGTTAAGAATTTTAATGTATTATTATAATCATCATCTTCCTTTGAAGAATTTATATTTTCTTTTAATACATTTAATGTTGTAGGTTCTTCGTAACTTATAGGCAACTTACTGTATCTGTCTTGTTTATTACGAATGTCATCTACAACTTTCTTAATATCTTTAGGACTTGAAGATTCCTTAATAAGATGTTTTACTGTATCAGGGTTTATTCCTTGCTTATTAGCATATTCTTGTAAATATGTAGATTTATAGGAATTATTAATTGTTTTTAATCTATTATAGTTCTCTAATAATCTATCATATTTAGATTTGTAAGAATTAACATCATTTTCACTTAATTTTAATTGTTCTTCTAAAGAATCTATCTGACTTAATAAATCATTATTATCATTTTTAATAGTTCTATTAAGTTCAATAGTTTCATCAAGTTTGGCATTAGTATAGTTTTGCTCTTTGAGCTTACTCTTTAATACCTGCTGCTTATCTTTATAACTATTAATAATACTTGTAGATTCATTAAGCTGTTCATTTAAGTTATCTATTGTTTCAGAAAGATTATTATTTTCACTTTGTAACTGATTAAGTTGTTCATTAAGTTGACGTATTTGTGATACATCATCTTTAGCTCTAACTAATTTATTATTTATAGATTCATTAGTCTGTCTTAGTGTAAAATTATCTTTCTTTAATGATTCTGATAACCGCTTATATTTAACAATATCTTTCTTATAAGTTCTACACTCTTTAAGCTGTTCTTTAGCCCTTTGTAAATCTGATGTTAATTGTTCTATTTGCTGTTTATAATTAAGATTCATTTTATTTAAATGATTTTCTCTTAATTTAAAAGCATTTACCTTTGAGTTTAACTCACTAACTGTTCTTGATAACCGTTTAAAATCAGATACATCTACATTTTCCATAATAGTCTTATCGAATTTATTAGATTTTGATTTTACTGCGTTATTAGAATCATTAGATTTAGAAATAGTCTTTCCTTCCTTTGTTAAACTACTTTTTCTATCCTCAATACATTCAGTTAATGAATGTAAATTAGGAACTTTAGCATTTTTAATTGTATTCTGAATAGCATTTAATTCTATTTCTGAATTACAATTATTTATCTCAGATTTGATAGATTCTGTAAGTGCTTTCTTTTTTCTATCTTGTTTAATAGATTCTGTATATGTTTGTCTTGCTTTAGCAACTGCCGGTGTAGATACAACATCAAAACAAGCAAATTCATATGTATCAGGGTCAACTTCTTCTCCGTTTTCAGTTTGAATAATATCACCTGTACCTCTACTTGATACACCCATTTGACAACCATAATCTAATAAAGATTTAAGTATTTTACCCTGAGGTGTATCTAATATATCAAATCCACCTTCAACTACACCTTCATC